TACCGATATCCGGTTTCTCTGTGTAGCATACAGAGTTGTTAGCAAGCGCACGTTGCTGATTGTCTACCCACCACTCACCGCTCTTTGCCATACGCATACGGTCATCGTTTAGATTAGACAAAGATATAAGAGCGGACCTACGAACACCACCCACAACGACTACCTGTCCTATCTTACACATGATGTCGTGACATTCGATAGAAGTTAGCTTACGTCCTTGTGCTTTACAGAATGTTTGAATAACAAAATCAAATAACTCCTCAAGAGGCTCTGGCCCAGAGGCGCGGCCACCAAATGTTTTCAGACGCTCACCAGCGGGGCGTACCTTTGATGTGTCTATTTTAGGAATACGGTTTGTATACAGTAAAGAAATAAGATCACGTAATGCTCTGGCCCAACCCTCTTTGGAGTCAGCTACGGATATGGCGTCCTCTGTGTGTTCAAAGGTTACATCTGGAACAGTAGGAAGTTTCTCTGTGTACTGTTCTTCTACACTGAACCCTACGCCTGTACCGTTCATAAGAATGTATAACGCTTCGTCAAAGGACCGTGGAGAGTCGATAGGAAGATATGAACAGTTGTATCCTGCAACATGCTCACGCCTTAATGCAGGACCAGCAGTCATCAAAGCTCTCATGGAACCTAACACTTTTAGATTAAGCATGGAGTCACGTAACTCTGCATACGTTTTATTAGAAACATCGTAGTTATAGCTTTCGTACAGATGTTCCTTCATAAACATCATAAACCGATCTACGGTTTCTTCCCAAGTCTCTCGACGCTGTTCTTCATCAAGCCAACGTGAGTATCGAGACATATGTATAAATGCCTGATAGTTGGTTGGCAGGGTTACTTCATTAGATGTCATCTTCTACTTCTCCAATTAGTTTATCAAGATACCACCGTGCTTTCTTTAAATCAACATCAGGGCAACCTTTATGTTTATAACGAATAAGATACTTTAAAATATTACCTTTAAGATAACCTTTAAACTCTTCTGCTGTCATAGAGGCACATATGATATCAATCGCCTCTAAAGAGTTGGTATTGTAATGTTGTGGATGATTAATTTGGTCGTCCATTTGGCTTTTTCTTATGCTCCATAAAATTTACAATGTTATCAGTATCAGCGTTCTCTTCTAGATCATCGTAGTAGTTTTTCATAATCATGTCAACGCCCTCATCGAACACGTACATGGGAGAGCTTGCCATGATAGAGAACAAACCGTTAGCTACAACAAAAGACGTAGACTTGTTTCCTATATCAGCGTCAGCAGTGTCGTCACTGTCTGTTGTGTCAAATATCATTACTTTAAAGAACCCGTGCTTTTCAAAATCTTCTTTTGTTTCTGAGTCTTCAAGAACGATATACACTCTACCCTTTTTTAAGTTTTTAGTTTCTTCCTCGAACTCGCTTTGATCCATTCTTTAGGTATCCTTTCCTCTGCAAATTGAAACCCATGTTCTTCGCACCAAGAGGCGTATGTCGTAGAAGACTTTCTATTTATCTTAGTAAACGGGTTCATAAAAATAAAACGTATATCAACATCAGGATGCTGTTCTTTAATCAATAGATGTTTTACTCTATCAGCAACGTTAAAAAATCCTTTTGTCTCAACAAATAAATCAAACTCAGGCATATAAAAATCAGGAGTATAAGTCTTAATTTTAGGTTGGTAAGAAAATTTATGTTTTTCATAATCAAAAACTATCCTACGTTGTTTTAAATCAGCGGCGAACCGTCTTTCAAACCTTGATTTATATCTGTATTCCGGTATGTCACTCATGTTCCATATATCCTTAAACAAGATGCAAGACTTTTTCTAAAGTATTTATAAGAACGTGGACAAAACTCTAGAAGTTTATCTTCTCTGCATTCATCTAAATCTGACTTTACTATAACGACTATTTTATTTTCACGCAACAGGTTTTCCACAGAACCTATGTCTTCTTTTACTTTTATTCTGTTAACATCGAACTCATCGTCTGTCCAGTAGGCTCCCCGCTCATCGCCGGGAGCCTTTTTGATACGCAGTCCTATACCTCTTTTGTGTCTGGACAGAAAGACTGCGCCCTGACTTACTGGTTGTCTTTTATCATTATCTAGAAAGACATAATGTACACCTTTGTTGATGTCTACGTCTTGTGTAGATAATATCTGTTGCATTAACAACGGCATTAAACTAGCTCATTGTTGTGTGACATGACCTCGCGAAGACGGTTAGTATCACTATCAAAGAACAGCGTACTACATAGTCCTGTCATACCGCTGAAACGGTTCTTAATGACACGTACCTTTGTAGTGTTACGTTCTACAGGACAGTCAGCTTGTCCATTACGTTCCAAGCCTAGAACAAGATCACTTAGCTGTCCGATGCTATGAGAACCACGCAGATGGTTCAGAGATAGCTCCTTACCTTCCTCATGCGATCCATCCGACACTCTGCGTAGGTGGGTAGCTATAATCATGCAGATACCTAGCTCCTGCACTAGCGTACGCAGTTTAGTCATACACTCGTCAATCGTACGCCTTTCATCAAAGCCGTGTTCCTGTGAGCTAACAAGAATGCTAATGTGATCTAGTACGATGTACTTACACTTTAGAACCTTTGCCATGTAGCGCATACGTCCAATGATATTTTGTATGGAGTTGCTACCAAAGTGGTCAAAGAAAAAGATACGTCCACTACCTACAGTATCATCAAAGGCTTTGCGATACTCTTCCTGTGTATACTCTGTGTCTGGTAGGTGATAGGGCTTACTGCCGTGTATGCCCATCAAAGCCTTTGCAGTAGTCTTTACGGACTCTTCAAGAAACATTAAGCCTATGTTCTCTTCTGTAGATGAAAACACATGATACACAAGCTCACGTAGAAAGCCGCTCTTGCCTATACCTGTACCAGCACAGACAGTTATAAGCTCACCCGGACGCATACCGTATGTATATTTGTTCAGTCCAGCATAGGGATACGTTGCGATAGACTTCTCTGGACCCTTGTTGATCTCATCCCATAAGTCTGTGCCTGACACAATGCCTTCTGGAGTGTGTGTCGTAGCGTTCCACCAATCTTGTTTAAACTGCGCTACGGCACTCTTTTCAAGATATTCGTTAGGGTCTTTGTATCGCATGTTGACAACAGAAGCTTTTGGTGCCAGTAGCTCTGCTGCTTTTCTAGCTGCTGCTTGGCCTACTTCATCGTTATCAAAGCAAATACGAATGTTATCGAACTGATTTAGAAAATCATAGTTCTCATTAATGTCCTTCTCTACAGATTGTGCGCCAGACCTTATGGATACAACAGGCCACTGACTGTCGAACATCTGATAGACAGACATAGCGTCTATCTCTCCTTCGACTAACGTAATGTATTTACCACCGTTACCAAATATTTGCTGACCAAAAAGACCACAGTCTGCGATGCTGCCCTCTGTAAAGAACTGCTTATTATTTGTTCTTATTTTGTTGGCAACGTGTGAATTACTTTTATTGTAGTAAGGGTAAATATGCTCACCCTTGTTATTGAGCGTAACGCCGTATCGAAAACATACATCTTTTCGTATATTTCGGTCGTTTATCGAGTCTGAATACCCTTGAGATAGTTCAAGGTTGTTGTCAAACGGCACGATATTTTCTCCTTTGTGAGTAGTATTGCAAGAGAAGCAATGAGTACCCCCATCCATATAAACAGAAAGGGCATCGCTAGAACCACAGTCGGGGCAGGGTTGATGTGTCTTGACATATTTTGCATTCGCTGTCACCTTTAAAACAACTCCTCTACTTTCGGCTCTGCTACGACTTTTGTAAAGTATTTAATACCGTTAGCATATTTGAATTTACGCAATCCTTTACCATCATTCGCATCCTGCCAGCATCTAGTTTTAAAATCACAATAGCGACATGGAAAATCAATAATGTAATTACCACTAGTTCCCATTGGAACGGGATCGTAGCATTTCTCAGGCGCATCGTCAAGGTCGATAACTTTCTTGAGGTGGTCAATACGAGCCGATGCGTCGATCTTTGTAAGTTCGTCAACCATCAACAAAGCGATCTCTCCGGTGCTTTTATCATATGCTAGAAAGCCACCTTCGTCACAATCTTCAGCTTCCATGTATCCAGATATCTGTCCAAGATAACCAAAAGCGTCTTCTTCAAACAATGTGCCTTGTTTAAACTTTTTAAATCCTTTGTTTGATGCAGACTTAACATCAATGATACAGCCGTCGATCTTCGCATCAATGTGTCCTTTTATACCTCGCAGATTAACTTCTTTCTGTTCATCTTCGACAGTATGTCCAGCCTCTGCAACAAGAAACAAGAGCAAAGCTTCTACAATATTACCATAAAAGAATTTTAAAAGTAACTCTGGTGGATGTTTTATCGGATCAGAGTGCATCTCATACCAAAGCTTACGATCTTCTCTGCCTATATTGGACATACGAAGCTTTGATGAACGTGTACGCTCTTCAGGATCAAGAAAGCGTAACGCTTCTTCTTTTAAAGTATCAACAAACTTCTGTAAATTTTTAGGATCAACTTTGTCTTTACCATCAGTAATTACATTACGAACATCTGGTAGCAGTGTGTATATTGATTTTTCATGTGACATAAATAATCCTTTATAAAAAATAGGGAGTCTTTCTTGTGAAGGCACTCCCCCTTTTCCCACCAATTTTTATTTTGTGTCGTTATTGGCTTAACCGCTCGAAAGCTCGACATTGTATCTAGCACCCGCTCCTCACACTAGATACCACAGAGACGGTTACTCTGCACCCAATAGACTATTGCTAGTCTAACTCGTCGCCACTGCCTTTTACATAATCTGGCTCTGGCTCAAGGTCTTCATTGCCTTCATACTGGACCCATTCCAAAACCATAACTTGATTAAGTCCAGCACCTACACCTGACTTATTTTTATAAGTCCAATTATAAGGATTAATAGAAGCTTTTACTTTACTTCCATTACCGATAGCGCGGGTTTCATCCCACGGATTACCAGCAGCGTCTACGACACGAATACGTCGTCCTGACTTTGCCGTAATAAAATCACCGTGATCTTCCTTTTTGCCTTCGCCTGTCTTAACTTCAAGACCTGCTCCGGTCAAATCACGGATAGCATCCTTATCCAACTGTCCAATGTTCATTTCAAACTTATTGGACATTTGGTTTGGTTGAAACAAATTAGGGTAAAAAGCTGTACCATATACAATCATGGATATTCCTTCCTTCTTGATAAGAGTTAATGTAGTCGTTTTAGACGATCCGATCTTCTGTGTCAACACCCTAATGTGTGTCGGCCCAAGAAAATCCGATCTTTGCTTCAGCATCCATCTGAACACGTAGCTTCAACAGATGCCCTGCTTCGCGAATAGAGGACTGTGCCAGTTCTGCTACTCGCTCCGCATCTTGTTGATGAACTTCAAACTGTAGCTCATCGTGAATAGTGTTTACTAATTTAGCGCGTAGGCGCTCTTTTTCGATGGCTGTGTCCATACAAATAGACCACTGTTTACACAGTATAGCACCACCACCTTGCAACAGTGTGTTTAAAGCTGCGTGAGAGCTTCGTACGTACAGTCTACGCCCGTCGATACCTCGAATGTACCCACGATCTGAAACTTGCTCTACACGCGCTAAAAGGTTTTGTAGGCTAGGCATGTTGTTTAGAAACCGCTGGCGTATTACACCACCCTGTGACTGACTTAGGTTAAGTATGGAGCCTAACTTAGAAGGGCTGGCACCATACAAAAAGGCATAGATAAACGTCTTTGCCAAAGCTCTGTCATCTATATCCAAAGCTTGCATAGTCACAGTGTGCGGATCACCGTTCACAACCTCTTCAGCGTACGCATCGTCTTGCATGTAGTGAGCAAGCATACGAAGTTCTAAACCTTGAGCGTCCATGCCGCAGATACGGTAATCGTTGCTTGGCACAGTCCAACACTCTCTACTTTGCTTACCATATGGTTTGTATACAGCAACGATGTTTGCCATGTTAGGATCAGCATGTGTCATGCGACCAGTAACTGCACCTAGAGTAAATACTTTACCATGTACACGACCATCGTTGCCTAACGCATTTAGCCAAGACTCTACAGTTTTCCAACGTGTCTCAAGCATCTTCCATTCAGATAACTTCTTTGCAGGTTCCGGTGCAGTGTCTGGCAGTGTCGCTAGATTAGCTTCGGATACTTTCGGTGCGCCTTTTGGTGTAAACTCTGTGGGTTTCCAGCCAGCCTTATCCATGCGCTCTACTACTTGTTTGTGTGATGCAGGATTAAACTCCTCAAAGTCGATAGACCAAAAGGGTCCACCGATATCGTTGTACTGAAACTGGCGTAGACCTACTTTGGATATGTCGCCATTCTTTGTGTACTTTGGCAGATCAGTCCGTAGAACTTTTACTTTTGGTGCGAAGTACTTTTTGATGTTCGCTTTAATTGTGTCTGCTTTAGATTGAGTTTCAACAAGCAGGTCCACAGCTTTCTTTTGATCCAAGTAGAAGCCGTACCTTGATTGGCGGGAAATAATGTCAGCGATAGCATGTTCTAACTCTATACTTTGTTGTGAAAAATCTACACCCTCTTGTAAAAGGTGTTTATATAACTGTACTGTGATGTATACATCTTGTTCACAATACTCTCGCATCTCCTCAGAGTAAGCATCAAATTTATTAAAATCTATCTTGCCATAACCAAGACGCTCGCCCCATGCGCCAAGACTATGCCCACCAGAACGGTCAGGATTAAAAAGTCTGGATAGTACA